CCAATCTTCAATGGTCTTTTTGAAGAACTCTAACCAAACATCTTTTTCTGTTAAAGCTGTCTTGCGTGTATAATTCGCCAGTAACATGTCCTCCCCCGCAACTGGAATCTCAAAACAGAAATCGCGCAGCCGACCACTTAAAGGCAGTTCCGTCGTTAGTAAAATCGTAAATGTAGGATATTGTTCCAAGCATTCCTGTAGCTGTAGCACTGACTCATCTGTTAGAAAATGAGCATGATAAAGGACCAAGTATCTGGCCTTAATGAGCGATGACATTAAGCATACATCCTGTTGACCCGTCCACCGTGTTAAAATAGATTGTAAAAATACTTTATCGGACATTGACATGCGTGCCACATCAAACCCCAGATGTAGGTTGGATTCCTCATAAGGAATTGATTTACCAGACGCTTCCTCGTCTTCTCCATCTGGATCTCCACCACCACATGTCTGTTTGTTTAGAAACCATGTTCCCATTTTAATTTCAAATGGAGTACCAATCTTATTAGCCTGTTTTTCAAGAAATTTTAGTAGCTGGGTTCTTTTGCCGACTCCGCGAAACCCCCGCCAGGCATACGATTGTTGCGACATATTACCATTATAACTTTTAGGTGTTTTAAGCACTTGAAAATTATAATAAAATAAAACTAGAAACAAAAACTAAAAAAAGCAATTTAAATACTAAGCGCCCATAAATTATAAGACCAGACTATAATCCCTAGAATGCTTCTCTCAATACCATATCAAGCTCTAGAAATCAGAAATATTCATTTAACCCCCTTTCAAGCCGATAAATACGGAAAAGCCGTTGCGCGTCTATCATACAAAGATCCTAGTATTGACTTCCAGGATGTGAGTATTTTAACGCCACCTCTAAAAGTCATTGACTACAATCCTGAAAATTCCCGTCTGAGACTGGATTTGTCGGATCAGCCCAATTTCCAAATTAAACTTAGTACGCTTCAAGAATATCTGGTAAGTACGTTCTACGTACATCAGCAAAGTTTCCTTAATCAAAAAAATGAGTCAAGTGATAGTATTCGCCAGCTTTTCCACTTTCTACTTGAGGGTAGTATACTTTCTCTCTATATTTTCCCAACATCAATAGTAAAAAATATTAATAATTCGGCGTGTAAAGTGTCTGAATTAGTGCCAGGAGATATTATTCGGTGTGTGATTAGACTTCAGGGTATTTCTCAGATTCGCAATAAATATGGGAGTCGTCTAAGGCTACAGCATTCTATTCCTTCAAGCTGGCTAATTCCACTATCGGCAAGTACTAGTTAACGAGAAATATCTAACGAGAAATAGCAGCAATAGCTAAAGCGGCATAGGATAATCCCAGAGATAAACAGCACAATACTAAAATAAAATATATTGTTTTAGCGGGATCTTGAATATAGTATAAAAATGAGGCAACCATTAATCCAAATACGCCTACAAGTGTTAAAATTAAGACTTTTGTAATTTGCGGCTTTATAACATTCCAATCATCTTTGCTACCTACAAATTCTGACATTGATACAAAAGATCCAATAAATAAGCCAATAGATACAATTGAGAAAAATATTATTAACCAGTTTCCACCACTAAAAGCTTTAGACATTGTATCACTAACAGATTTAGATATTATACCACTAGATTCAGTAGTAGCCGTAGTAGGTTTAGCAGTATTACTCATTCTATTATTGTCTAGAAATATTTACGAAGTTTTTATCTGTTTGCTTAACATATTTCTAACGGCCCCTGCTGGAAAAGATATTGGTCCTGTTCCAAAAGATACTATCATTAGCACTAGTACTAATAATAGTATTTGTCCGCCAATCATTAAAATAAAATTAGACTTTGAGAAATCATATTGAGAACTATCAGCACTCATTTCTATAATCTTAATATTTTTTATTATATTATTTATTGGTAGGCAGAATGGTAAAAACCAAGAAAAAAAAGTTGTCTCTAAAGGATTTTACAAGGTGTAATCCTGGTCTAACACGTAGTAATAAACATAGTAATAAACGTAGTAATAAACGTAGTAATACCAATAAATCAAACAAATGTCTACCCTCCACGATTTATTCGGATATATCCAATAAACTTAAGATTAAAGACAATAATACCAATCATAGCAAACTCTTCCAGTCTGTTGGTTGTGAACCAGGAGAAGAACATTGTTTACTTGATAAAGCGCCAATTAACAATAATCTTAAAAAGCAACTCCGTAAACAATATCTACGAACACGCCGCCCTAAAAACTGGGACGGAGATCCCGATATGTGGCTTAACAACTTTGATATTATAAATTGCTTAAAACAATATCAACAAGCCTATCCATGGTTTAAATTCTTAGGTGTTTTCCCCATTGATTTCTCTGCCCCCGATCCATATAAGCAAAGTAAAAGCCCAAAATGCCTATATCAAGAAACGTGTAATCTCAATCTCAAAAATGAATATGCGAAAGGTGTTCGCGGAATTGCCCTAATTTTCAACTTGGATCCGCATTTTAAAGACGGAAGTCATTGGGTTGCCCTTTATATAAACCTTCAAGATATCAAAAAACCGTTTGTCGGATATTTTGATTCCTATGGATATGAAGTGCCGCCACTTATTGGAAGATTGATGCGCAGTTTCAAACTCCAAATTCATACTTGCGAACTAGGATATAACGCGCGCCAGTTTCAATTTGGGGATTCTGAGTGTGGAATGTTCAGCATGTACTTCATTATTTGTATGATGTGCGGTATACCATTTGAGAATTTCTGTAAAACCGCGGTCAATGATAACTTTATGTTAGAATTACGTAAAATCCTTTTTGCTAAATAATGTGAATGCCGATGGAACTATTCAGGTCTAAAGACATATAAAAGATTTATACAGTAGAGTTAGTAAATGTATCGTCCGGTTCAACAACAAGGAACTTCTGTGAAAACGGCATTCTTTAGTGATAACAACTTCAATACTCTTCAGACCGTATTAGCTCAAGACTTTCAGGAACGTAATAATATATCCCTTAATGACCAGCAGCAGGATCGCCTTTCAAAGACCCTTCATCATTATATCAATCAGGTATATCAAGTTCAAGGTGATAAACCCCTTCAGACTTTAAATAAAGAGGTTCTTTCCGCTTCCGCCAAGGATTTTTCGCAGTATCTACAGCGCCGTGAATTGACTAAGAACACGTCATCTGTAAAAACAGTAATGAATGACAACTTGTTTCAAGAAACATCGCAGCGCTTTGAACAGCTTTCTCAAGAGCGTCATGAAGTTAAAGCCCTTCCGCCTCCGCCACCTGACTTCCGCATTGATTTCAAGGAGGATGGTCCGCCTGCGGCGGATCTCTTTGAGCGTGCCAAGAAGCAGCGTGAGATGGAAGCTCTCCGTTCGGCGCAACAGAATGCTGAGATGATTAAGGCTGATGCGGGTGTACAAAGCCGTGTAGCTGCTGATTCTATGTTCCGTACGCAACAGGATGCGCAAAATCGTAATAATGAGTTTGCGCTGGTACAACGTCAACAAAATATGTCGCGACCGACCCCTCCTCAGGATCTATCACTAGCGATTATGCCTGACAGACGTGATCTTCTTATTGCGCCGATTGGTTCATTTGATACTATGACCGTCTCTCCGCCTCCGAGGGAACTTGGTCAGGCAAATTCCAATCCCACTATTGTAAATCCCCGTTTTGCCTCTCCAACTAAAAATGATTTACCGCAAAACTATGTACAGCGTGAGGATAGTTTAGTCAGTTATCGTGAAACGGAAAACAATCTGTTTATCTATTCGGCTGATCGTGACTGGCTTAGAAACAATAAAGAGAATCGCTATAGTTTCACGGTAAATTTTGATCCAGCGGCGAATGGTCAGGGATTTAATCCGACATTGAGTGCGCAACAGAAATTCAAGAATATTGTCCGCATTGAACTTGTCAAGTGTATTATGGCTGGTGAAAGTTTAGATGTATCTATTCGCAAAACAACAAGCGGATCACCTCCCGTGTATACGACAACAACGGATTATCAAGATAATGTTCTAAATTTACCCTATATTACTATTCGTATCGCAGAACTTGAGAATAATAACTACGGTACGGATAACTTTTTGGATCGTTCTTTTGGTGTTCTTCAATATGATGCGCAATGGTTATCTGATACGACATATCAGGCAGCATGTACAAGAGGCTTCTTGGCGATGATTCCCAAATTCTTAAAATGCCAGAAAGAATTCTATCCTACTCCGCTATCTACTTTACAAAAGATGACTATTGATATTCGCCGACCTAATGGTGAACTATTATCAAATTCATCTGATACATATGATATTGCTGGTATTATTGGGGCACAAGATGCCGCAGCGGTACCTGGTCCAACATTTCCTTTTACTGTAATTCCCAGCAATTCCACATTTAATGTATTTAATCCTGCCTCGCCTATTGCCCAGCCTAATCCTGGAAACTTCTTCATTGTAACAAATAAATATTTTAGCCGTTTTGACGTTTGTAAGGGTGATCGTATTCAAATGAGTGGTTATACATATAATGAGGACGCATTAAATGACGCTACCTATGGCGGAGCATTACGTGATTTCTCTAATTGGATTAATCGTCAGGAGGGACATATTGTATTAGGAATTGGCTATACTAATACAAATACAGCAATGATTGATGATGCGAATACATCAGGATATGCCAATGTAATTGTTATACAGGCAAGATATCAAGATCCAACTACGGGATCCACTTTTATTAATCCTTTTGGCAATAAATCTAATTTTTCTGCCATTCTTAACTCATTTGGGGTAGCTCTCCAATCACCCCGTCGTCTTATTAATCTTAACAGGCAATTAAATCTTGTATTCCGTGTTATTACACGTGAAATGGATTCATTGCCACAAATTCGTCCTGATAACAACTACTAGTTGTTATATAATATTTTCTTTTATATTTATCTTGATATGAATTAGGATATAATGTTTCTCAACATTATAATATTTTTTATAATATTGATATTTTTAACACTAATTTTTCATTATAATAATAAATATAAAGAGGGATTTTTTAATTTTCCGGATGCCAACCATAATACATTTGTTGAAAGCTCCCAAAATAAGTTAAATCCGCTTACCAACACTATAAATATTATGGATCCAGCAATACCTTTTAGTTCAGAGACTGATAAGGCTTTTAAAAATGCTTTAGGAGGCTTATCAGCCGAGGGAACTCCTACGGCTTATGCTTTAAAAAGAGTAAGTAACTACTCATTACCTACAAATATGCCAAATACACTTAAAGAGGCTAAATCTTGTGAAGAGAAAGGTCCAGTATGTAGCGCATTTGACGATCCAAATTTTGCCGCAAATTGTGGTGTAAGTTTTGATAAAGAGGGTACTGGAAGAGAAGGTAAGCCCCATATTGGTGGTTTATACGTATCCTCACAAGATAGGGCAAATCAAATTACACAAGCAGATACAGCTATAAAGAATGGTAGAAATCCATATAATGTATATAAGCCAACACTTGGGCGATCTAAACCAGGTACATTTACGCTTAGTAAGGACAAATGTATAATTCTCAAAGAGAGATTAGACTGCGAAACTAATAAAACATTTGATTCTGCTAACTGTTCTCAATGTTTTACATCTAAAGGATTTGGCCGTGTTGGCCCTGAAACTGGTAGAATTTCGTCTACTTTGTTTCTATTTGGCAATGGTACAGTGTCAGTATCTACATCTAATTCTAGCCCTTCTCAAATATCACTAGAACAGACCAATCTTGATCCAAATGCGGCGGCTAATGTTAATATTCCAGACAATGCTGAAGGAACTGTATTTAATATAAATGTACAACCAGTACAAGGTAAACCATTAACCTTTATATGTGGATACATAGAGGGTCAAACGGCACGCGGTATATTTAAATTGGACCTTATAAATCTTATACAATCAGATCTTGTTACAAATGCGTCACCTAAAATAAATGGCAGTTTAAATAAAAATGGATTCTCATGCCGTTCACTTGTACCAGGTACTGGTAAAAAGACTATGAATCTATCATGTTTAATGCCATTTACATTTTTAAATATGTATGATGGCGATTCTAATGTATGCGAGAATGGCCCCGTTATTACTAAAGCCGCATCTGCTACTTTCTTAGAATCTGATGTATGCTATGGTAAAACAAATAAACCTGGTGATTATACACTAGACTGTCTTAAAGATCGTTGGATTGACGCAGGTGGAACAGCTGAAGGTACTGGATATCCTGTTAATAAAGTAGCAGCAAATAGGCTTCAAAAAGACGCCGCTGGAAAATCACTTGATATTGATACTATAGTTGATAATATTTCTGCTAGAGTAGTTGCGGGCATAACTGGTAAGGACGCAAATGGAAACCCTCTTAGTATAGAAGATTGGAACACAGTATCTATGTCAACTAGAGGTGTACCAATTACTACACCATGTGATGGTATTAATGATGGTACACTTTCTAAAGAGTGTCTGTCTTATTTATACTTTAACAAGGGAATAAATTCTACTGTTGGTCCAACATATACATTATCTCCACAAGAAGTGGCAAGTATGAAGGGGCAGAATAGTGCAAATACGTATTGTCAACCAGGGACATCAATTGATCCTAATACACCTGAGGGTCTAAGGTTTGGTCAAAGTCTTTCAGGAATTGATAGTGTTAAAAAGACATATGATCAAATTAATCGTCTGGCCAATGATAATTCAAAACGAAATGCTGAAAAAGCTGAGGCAATGTTACAATGCTATGGAGTAACTATAGAGACTAAAGAGCAAGAAGTGGTTAAACAACCCACATTTTCTATAACTCCTTATATTAATTATGATTCTAGTGAATTACCACTTGGTAAAATTACCACTTGGAATAATACTAAAGGAGCACTATGTGAACCATATGATTGTTATGGAGTATTTAGAGGAGGTGGTGCAACAGTTATTAATAATGGTTATTTAAATGAGATTTCAATATCTGCTCAAACGACATTTAATGCTCAGATACCATATGGAGGAATTACATATCCAACATTTACTGTAGCATTAGTATATCGTGTAACACCTACAAGTGGAATGTTTATAGAGCATGGGTGGAATTTCTATACTCCTACTTCATTTTATATGAGTAATGGTGTTCCATATGGTGGTCAACCAGTTTATTATACAAATATAACACGACCTAATGGTACTATTTGGTCAGCTATGGATAGTTTTAATAATTATGGTGGTAAAGATGAAAACCCAGGTCCTATCGCAATTGGACAAGGAGATAATAGTTATATTATACAAATAATGAGTGTCAGTGCTACAAAAACAATACATCGTTATTATGTAGTAAATACTGGTACTACATCAACATATGCTAGAACCAATCCAGCATGGGGGTTCCCCGTGCCAGTTAAAAGTCGTAACCCCATTAATATAAATCATCGCGCAGGAGGACAACAGTACTTTTCTAATATTCAAATATACAATCAGACTTTTACAGAAGAACAGATTAATGATTTACAGTCATATCTTTTAAATAAATATTTTATGTCAATATCTATGAAGCCAGCATATATTGCGCCTACTACTAATTGGGCTGGACGTGAATTTACTAAAGATGGTAGATGCGGACCCCAGTACGGAAATAAAGCATGTACTGGTACAAAATGTTGTTCTGTATTTGGATGGTGTGATGGTACAAAGGGACAAAAAGATGATTGGTGCTGGACATATAATGCTAGTCGTGGCGAGTATGATGGACAAAAATAAAATTATAATCTAATCCATATTTAAAGATGAGTTGTTCAGATTCTCAAAAACTAATAAGCTATTATTCTAATAAAATTAATATTTATGATAATCCCTCTTTTATTCCATTACCAGATTGGAACAGTTGTCCCCCGCCGCCGTCGCAAATATATTTAGAACCAGAATACGTTTATCCACCATTTGGTCCATATATGCCTTCATATTCAATGCCTATCCAACCACCTCTATACTATGCTGGAGAACTTTGTAGTAATACTGTGCCTTCTGGTGGTACAATTCCCCCGCCATGCGCACCTTGTGGTAATAAAAACCCCGCACCATGTGGACCTTGTGGTAAATAATTCACCCATATTAAATATTCTAATATAATTAAAAAACTTTATTTGTATTAGAATGGAATCCCCTATAAAACCTATTCAGACAACTAAAATTGCCAATGAACAAACCGTTTCTACAAAGTTTGATAGTGTTAAATTCAGTTTCTACTTCACATATGTTTTACTCATTACTACTGGTACTATTACATTAGTTGAAGCCCTAGCGACCACAAATCCTATGGTCAGACATGTGATGAATTTGGAAACCTGTATATCAATCATAGCAGGCTATTTTTATTCACAATTTATTGGCAAAGTTACTACGGGTAGCGGCGTAATTGATTATAAGAGCATTAGTGAAACTCGTTACAATGATTGGTTTATTACAACCCCGCTCATGTTACTGGCGCTTATGATCGCATTAGCATATAACAATAAAGAATCGGTTCATGTTGGTACTTATGTAAGTGCTGTGCTATTAAACTTTGGTATGTTATACACTGGATACTTGGGAGAGAAGAATACAATTTCAAAAATGAATGGATGTATCCTGGGTTTCATATTTTTTGCGGCCCTTTTCGCACTAGTATACTTTAGCTTTGTTAAGAACTCTAAGATAATGTTTAACTTTATACTATTTGGAATTTATCTATTTATATGGGGACTATATGGATTTGTATATTTGTTAGATGAAGAAAACAAGAATATTCTATATAATATATTGGATGTAACGGCGAAGTCATTTGTAGGTTTAGGGCTATGGACATATTTTACTAAGATTCTAGTTTTCAAATAAAAGCATAATAAAATAACCTAAACAAATTCTTATAAGTTTTATTAAAAATGGCGCACAATCATAACAAAATTATTCTAAATCTTATGATTAAAAATGAATCCAAGATTATTGAACGCTGTATTGGTCGCGCCCTAGAACATGTGGACGCAGTCTCAATTCTTGATACAGGTTCAACTGATAATACTGTTGAAATATGTAACACTTTTCTTTCAGCCTCTGGAAAGCCATTTAAAGTCAGCGTAGAGCCATTTAAGAATTTTGGATACAATCGCACAGTATCTTTTAAGAAAGTACAGGAGCTCTGTAAAGAGTTAGCATGGGATGCGACTAAAACATATGCGATGACGGTTGATGCAGATATGATTATTAAGCCATCTCCTGAATTTAAGGATTTTAAAATGATCGTCCCAGGATACACTGTTATTCAGCAAAATGGTAGTTTGAAATATCATAATAATCGTTTTCATCAATGCGCCTATGAATGGAAATGCGTAGGAGCCACACATGAGTATTGGAGCGGTGATCCAACTGAAAAGATTCCATATGAAATATTTTTTATTGATGATATTAATGACGGCGGCTGTAAATCTGATAAGTTTGAGCGCGATGTTCGTCTTCTCACAGAGGACTTAAAGGAAGATCCTAAGAATGGTCGCACATATTTTTATTTGGCGCAAAGTTACAAGGATAGCGGTAACTTTGAAGAAGCTATTAAGCATTATAAAAAGCGTATTGAAGTGGGCGGATGGTATGAAGAGATATGGCAATCACATTATCAAATTGCCAAATGCTATGAATGTCTAAAGCAACCTGAAGAGATGGAAGCTTGGGCCCTGAAAGCATTTAAGTTTCATCCTCATCGCGCAGAACCTATTTACTTCTTATTACAATATTTTAAGGATAGATATGAGCATTTTAAAGCATATCAGTACTACTTGAAGGGGAAGGATATTCCTTTCCCCAAAAATGATGTGCTGTTTATTGAATACGCGATATATGATGGACTGTTTGAATATGAAAATACTATTCTCTCTTGTTATGTATTTAACAAGTCGCGCCAAGATAGTCTTACCAGTATGGTTTCATATATTAACACAAAACACCACAAGATAGATAATGTATGGGATAATATTCAATATTATATTGAACCACTTGTAAGCAGTACATATAAGGGTGAATACAGTAAACTATTTTTTCCCCAAATTGATGAGTTTCAAGTATCTTCTTGTTGTGTTATCCCTTATAAAAATAAGCTTGTTATGAATACTCGGTATGTTAATTATTCTATTGATAGTAGGGGATATTATCATATGCGATCAGCAGATGGTAATGTTAAAACTAGAAATGGTGTAACCTCTCTTAATACCTCTTATTACCCATTAGAGGATGTTAAAATGATGAATCAAGAATCATATAAGACATATCCTAGTAATATTGAGGGACTTGAGGATGTTCGCTTATTCATATTTAAGGATAAACTTCATTTTACAGCCTCTTCCAAAAATATATCAAGTAACGGTAAAATTGTTATGACTCTTGGTGATTATGATCCTGAAAATCTTAAAATGACAAATATTTCTATTATTAACCCCCCTAAGCCGTCGGATTGTGAAAAGAATTGGATTTATATTCCAGATTATTCGCTTATAAACATAGAGGCTGCCAAAAATAAAATGAACTTCATTTATGGCTGGCACCCTCTTCAAATTGGTGCTGTTAATACTTCATTTGATTTTATTAAGGATACAGATGATGATAATTCCGATGATAAATCTCCATCAGAAGAAATAAAATTAGTTAAAAAACTAGAAATTCATACAACATTTGAAACACCTCGCTTTTTCAGTCGTTTCCGTGGCTCCTCAACTATTTGTGAATATAATGGTCGCTTATGGTGTGTCGCGCATTTTGTAAAGTATTCTACGCCACGCGTCTATCTACATTCAGTTGTTACTTTTAATCGTGAAACTATGAAACCTGAGTTATACTCTTTGCCATTTGTATTCAGAAAGCATGCCATTGAGTATTGTCTTGGTTTTCACATTAAAGAAGGTAAATTCTGTTTTATTTTCTCTCAAAATGATAACGAACCTGGTTTCATTACTATGCCTATTAGTAATTTACAATTCTTACCGATTTCTTATGGGATCTTAGGGTTCAACTGATAGGTTTTCATTTAACTTGGCATTCAAATCTCTAATATAGCTATTTTGTGTAGTATTAACATCTTTCATTGCGACATCTACCCCCCTCAAAGCACTAAGATAATCTATATCTGATAATCGGTTATTGGCAATATTATCATATTCTCTAGCCAGAATATGATACTTCTCTACTAATTTTGAAACATCTGTATTGATATTTGTATATTCATTTAGAGCAATAATTTTCTCTCTCACATCAGTTGCTCGCCCTTTGTAGTGATTGGAAATTGCGTCTGTGTATAAAGTATAAGACATTTTCACATAAAAATAAAAATAGAAATATTATTTTCAATTTTTATTTTATAGATTTATAGATTTATGAAGGTTGTGGGTCGTTGTTATAATTAGTTAGGTCTACTTCTGCCAAGGGTACAACATACATAGACGTATTATAACTATCTAGAGCAGTATTAACTTCACTCATGGCATTCTTTACACGTAGCAAAGCATGTAAATAATCTATGTCTGATAACCAATTTTCTGTTATACTTGTGGCAATATTATCGCATTCTTGAACAAGTTTATTACACTTCTCTAATACATTTGGAATCGCCGCATATCTAAACATGGATTGTCTATCAGAATTTCTTATACTATTCATTTTCTCTCTAAATACATTCGCCAACTGTCTATATTCCCCTGGAGTATCATTTGTATATAAAGGCGCAGACATGATATCATGTTTTAAAAATATGAATACATTTTTCAATTTTTATTTTAGATATGAGCCTAAAATTCAATTATCTCTAATGTTAGAATGGGAAATGGTAAGCAAATTAAGACAAAGCCTGATCGTCTAAAAGAAGGTGTAGCTATTTTAAAGCAACTAAGAGATGGAGGTGTAAAGGAGCATTCATTAGGGTATCTTGATTTGAAGACGAAAATTAGTGAATGGGTTAATTCTGAAAGCTCATGGGATGGTACAATTGATTTTAGCGAATATGGTCGTGTAGCGGAAGTAGAATTGCCTAGATATGATAATCGCGCCGCAGGAATTAACTTCAAAGTTAAAAAGCCATTTTAGAGAGTATTAAGTGTGTATTATATTAATAAAAGAAAATAATATATATTTATATAATAAATGAATCAACCAAATGTACCTATTCAGCCCGCAACAGAGACAACAACCAAAGTAATTACATCCTTTACGGTTAATGTAATGCGCCTAGAACTATTTCAAAGTGTAACAGTAAATGCTATGCTATACGGTGCGGATGGTAATTTTATAGAAGTTAAAACTCTGACGCTATCCGGCCAGGATTATCTAGACTGGAACAACAATGACCAGTATCTTATTGATAAGATCGCAGAGAAGTTAGGATTTACAATTGCGCCTGTTGTAGTACCTGAACCAGTAGTACCAGTAGTACCTGAACCAGTAGTACCCGAACCAACCGTTTAATAAAAAATAGTTTTATAATATATCTATTGTACATTACATTAATCTACAATATTTATACATCAATATCTAATAATACAGGAACATGATCCGAGCCATAGTATTCAGTTAAACAATCAGCCCTATTAATCTTATCTTTTGCGCCCTCTGATACTATATAGTGATCAATGAGCCATCCCTTATTATTCTCACGTGAATTGGCAAAGTTTGAAAAGTAACTATACTTCCTCTCAGTCGGATGTAAATGGCGAAATGCGTTTACAAATCCAACCTCCAATAGTTTCTTATATTCAGCCCGCTCCTCCTTAGAAGCACCTGCCACTTTATCCCTATTCTTTTTATCATGAATATCAATATCCTCAGGTGCTACATTTAAATCACCAGTATATACGACGGGTACCGCATTCTCTTCTTTTAGAAGCCGCAAATAATTTCGCATAATCTCCTCCCATTTCACTCTATCCTCTAGCCGCGCGAGCTCTGGCTGGGCATTAGGAACATATGCCACTACGACAACAATATTAGTAAATCTAGCAGTAATAATTCGCCCTTCGCTAATCCATTCATACATATTATAAGGACCAATTTGTTCCTCAGTATACATATTAAAGTCATATGAGACCCATTGAGGCCTAGTATTAGTTAGAAGTGCTACACCTGAATATCCCTTTTTATGCTTAGAGAAGTTTGTCAATACATACTTAAAATCCGATTTTAAGTAAGCCAAGTCGCCATCACTTTGTGTTTTTACTTCTTGGAAGCAGAGCACATCTGGTTTTTGTTCTTGAATAAGTGACTTAATAACATTATTGGTAGGTGAGCCCTTCTTTTCGCCATTTTTAATTTTCCCCGTTGTTGCCCGAATACCATTTACATTGAAGCTAATAATACGCATTTCCTAAACCTTTTTAATTTATTTAGTAAAAATACTAAGTCAAATTTAGGCTTAATAGGCAAACATTAAACCAGCTCGTGCCCCATAAACGCGTAATATATTATATGTTTCCGCCCATGTATAAATAGTATATGATGGTACAATTCTACCTCCAACATAGCCACGACCTTGTCTTAAATTAATGACTAAATCCCTATTTGTAATCTTATCAAGGTTTGCCTCCCCCTGTGGTTTAGAAAATGGGGTATATCCATTTTGAATCCCCATTGGAAAATTATAGTAATATCTATTTATCCACGGTGTTTTGCGCTGTTCATATGATGGAATAATTGACCGAAATAGCGCAGGACCCTGTGTTCTAAATCTTACAAGGCTGCCCTGGTATTCTATTTCATAACTCTGTACTGGTTCTGAGTCAGATAATGCGAACCCAGGTCGTAAAAATGTAGATGGACTTTTCGCGTATAATCCAATTGCGTCAGGCCACCAAGGTGTCTTTGAACCATTCGGTAAAGTATTAATATTACCCGTTAAATCTCTGGTTGCTAAAAAGTGGGCATTATAGCTTGGAGCTTCTGCGCGATTAAGCATAAAATATATATCTTTAGTGGGATTTGGAATGTTTAGCTGAATTCGGGCTGTTAAACGGCTTTGCGTCTGATATGGCTCCATCGCATAATGCTGGACAACAGGAATCTGTAGGTCGGCTAGGCGAAATCTATTTGCTTCATTTTGATCTAGGTATACATATTCAGCTAAAATATAACAATCTCCTAACTGTAAATTTAGAGGCATTTGAATTGTGGTACCATTACTTGTTATAGGAGTTCCTGGATTTTCTGTAGAGGGTGGCGGCGTTAAATAAAATTTACTACCTGAAATAGGCCACAAAGATGTACCAGGATCTAACGAATTATTTGCTACATGTGTATCAGTATAGTAGCATCCATTCAGATTTCTAAAGCGAATTCCTACACGAACTTCATCCATTGAAATTGCGTCAATTGGTAAAGGACATCCAAAATCTCCTCTTGTAAACCATAATGGCAGAGGAACTACAACTGTTTCTTGATATGATTGCGGTATAGTGGTTTGAGGACCTGCGGGAGGCCAACCAAAGCTTGTTTCTGTAAACCCATTGTCCTTGCGCTTTATAAGCTCATTAACAATTGGTACTTTCTCTAAAGGAGTGTGATACTCATCTAATACTTCAAGTAGACGGCTGTCAATAGTCTCTACACGATCTGCGGCGATATCAAGTGTTAATTGTTCAACTAATGCGTGCCCTAGAGAGTTAGTCCAGCCAAACTTTGGATAAATAGCCGTTGTACCAGTTGCGGTAGCCGCAGCTTTTTGCGTTGACCAGATGTCGGGCATTGTCGCAACAAGAAGTAATCTGGTTACAAGATGACCCTTTCTCAAAATGCGAAAGAAGCCCGTATTTCCAAATGTTGGTGTATTTTCAAACTCTAGACGACTCCATTGTGTTGTAAATCGTCCAGCCTTTATCCAGACTTTTGTATATGGATATAATGTATGTTTAAAATCAAGACGCTCATCTTGAATTCCAGATGATATTACTTTTAGTAGACTTGCCACCATCCTATTATCAGGTAACAATACATGCTCTCTAAACTCTTTTATTGATAATCTAAAGAAATATTCTATTAAAATACTAAAATGCTTGTCACATGCTATTATGATATTTATAATAAACCTGAAAGATTTATTGAATATCTGTATCTATTTTATGATATTGGCATTAGTGGAATTCCAATTATTCTTTTCACAGATCCACTACTTGTAAAGAAGTTCAGAATTTTTCCTCCGTCTGTAAAAGTTATTGGTATGCCACTTGATTCATTCGTATTATATTCAATTGGTAAAAAATACACTGGTAAATTACCAAATGGTAGAAATGAAAAAAAAGATACAGTAGAGTTTTATTCTCTTATGAATACCAAGATTGAGTTTATTTTAAGAGCGGCTGAAATATGTGAAGATACTAATTTTATGTGGGTTGATTTTGGTATCTTAAAGATTATTAAAAATACTGATCGTTTCATTAATAAATTAAAGTCTGTTAATGAGCAAGTATATAATAAGATTACAATTCCAGGATGTTGGGCATTAGGAAGAGGATTTTCAGTGGAGGAAGTGAATTGGAGATTTTGCGGCGGATTTTTTGTAATTCCTCGTAATCATATTCAAACATTTTATGAACATTCTAAAAATGTTCTAAAAGATTTTTGTACTCAACCTATTTATAAACTTACATGGGAAACAAATGTATGGAATATTGTTGAATATTTCGCATGTAGAGATATAATTCAATGGTTTTTCGCAGATCATAATGACTCTATTATACATAATATCCCTGATGAGCAACCAGTAATCCCTAATCAGCAACCAGTAATCCCTGATGAGCAACCAGTAATCCCTGATGAGCAACCAGTAATCAGTAATATCTAATCAGTAAACATTCGGTTACATATTCCATTCTCAAAACGCAACCAATTATAATGAATTGCGAATACAAATACTTCCCAACCACCCACTGTTGTAGGATCAAATACACATGGTGGATTTAGTGTAGATAAATCTTTAGCTATTGGTTGATTTACTCTTAAATTAAGTGTTACAGATGTAGCTCTACTCATATTAGCCGTTCCACTTGGCTGATGCTCTTCTGGATTTTTAGCAAATGTATAACCATATGTATATGAATTATATGAGATTAGCCCGCCTCTGTGGGAACTGGCAATATGTTCTCTAAACCAGTTACCATCAGCCGAAATTAGCTCTGATCCATTAATCCGAATTGTTGCCCAATCCAACCAAGGTGGATAAACCTTAGTTGGATCTGTCTCTAACCCAATGGCAGGTGTAAAATTTGCCCATTCATTATTTATTAATACCGCTTTTCGTCGTAAAACCCATAATAATTCTATAACAGGATGATTTAATTCTAAGGGTAGCTGAATTTCAACCGTTCCTGAACTCAGTGTTGGTTTACTCACAATATATTTCAGCGGCTCCTCAAAATGGAAAGTCTGTGCTATTTTTACCATTTGTTCAAAGGGCTTGTGTAGATACTTTTCACGAAGAGAACCTGTTATAAGTGGGCATATTGTTAAAATACGGAAATCTCTGAATATTGGAGCACATTCAGCTGTTGGTATTACAACTGTCCCTACAGGCGATAAACCATCAAATGTCACAGATGAATTCAGAGGTGTCTGGGTACAGCTTTCTCGGTATCCTATGTATCTCCTTACAACCTGATCAAAAGGGCGCAACTTAACATCTATACGAACACTATTCTCATTACAACTCAATAAGGGAAAGACCTCCTTTAGACGAGTACGAATAAAGAAAAAGGGAAGAATACAAAAATATGTTCCATTTTCAGTTGGGTATGGTCTATTGGGACTTAGTTCTGTCTGTGATACATAGCCAGGTGCTAAATATTGAACTGGTGTTGTTCCAGTGCCGTCTGTAGAAATACCAATAAGATTATTAATATCGGCATATACATTAAAAAAAGCTCTTATAAATTCACCAGTGACTCGTTCAATTGTCTGGTCATTAACTATAAAATCAGCATACTCAACTATCGCAGTTCCTAGACTATTCATGTATGTCCAGTATTCTGATCCATAACTTACAGTGTTCGTTGTAATATCACCTTTTGCCAATTTATTAATAGTATTACCATTGTACCAGCTACCGAGGTTAAACTGTAGAATGACAGCTTGTAATAAATCACCAGCGGGCAAGGATCCGAGTTCAAAACTAAATTTTTGCCCCCAATCAGCGGGACCACGCTGTGTAAATTCCTGAACACTCGCTGTCGTTGGATAAATGGTATTATTTTCTCCTCGGTGAAAGCAAGATTCATTTGTAGTTAATGGGAAATAGGTATTATCCTGTGAATCACGATCCGTAAGGTCCAATACAGTTGTAATGTCACCTCTTGGTCTAAAGTAGTCCGTCATTTGGCTATTAAGTATTCACTAAAAATATTTATACTCCTATTAGCGAATTAGTTATAAATTTATAATTTGGTTATAAATTATTTATAATTTGGCATTAGGGGCTGAACTAGTAAAGTATTAGGCATATTTGGGTCATAATCTTCTAATCTATAAATGGTATTATTTCCCCTTGAAAGTGCTAACTGAATGGGAGGAGTATTTACGCCAGGCATAATAACATATTGTTCAACAATAGGTAGCAAATCAACAAATCCAGATATATGTACAATAATATCTAGATTATCGGCAGGCGGTTTAATTTTTAAGTAAATTGCTCCTCCTGAAGTATTAATAGATGGTAGTGGCCATATAGTATCATGCCAAGTACTAGGCTGTCTTGCCTTTAACGGTAAAATTACACATTCTTGGTCATACTCTGTCACGACTAATAGTTCAACATCTAGGACAGTATTTGGTAGACTGGTAGCGTATTTGAAATGAGTCCAGTATGTATTTTCGGAATAGGGAAATCTAAATAGTAGTTCCCTTACTTCGCTTGAATTACTATATTGATGAGATCCAGGAGCAAATGTATATACAGTACTTTTAGAAAGTGGATCAACTAAATTGGGATTAATGTTCTTGATAAAATCAATGGGGATGTTCATCTTGGAATCAAATTACCTGATTATTATCGCAGAATCCCACAATTCAATTTTTATTTAGACCAATTCAACAGTCTAAAGTTTTAATAAAAATAAAAAGTAATATGTATGTAACATGCCTTTACGACATTTACAATAAACCTGAAAAAATAAAGGAGTATATAAAACTTTTTTCCCCTTTAGCAGCTTCAGGTTTAATTATACATCTTTATACATCAAGAGATATCGCCTATTATTTTAAGGATTATCCCAGTAATATTAAAGTCTTTATAGTTCCTTTAAAGCATTTAGAGTTCTATACTTTATGTATGGATGAAAAAACAGAGATGCCTAATGAAGTAAATCCTGATAAGGATACACGTGAGTATTTATCTCTTATGAACGCAAAGGTTGAGCTACTTATGCGAAGCTCACAAGTATGTGAAGATGACACAATAATATGGATTGATTTTGCCATTTTAAAACTTTTTAACAATCCAGAGCAAGCTATTCAGAAATTTAAGGAATTTAATATAACATCTTTTGATAAAGTAAATATCCCAGGTTGTTGGTATCAGGGAGAAGCTTTGTATCTAAATTCCATTCACTGGAGATTTTGTGGAAGTTTTGTTGTTGTTCCTCGTAGTTTAATTAAGCGTTTCTATAATGACTGTAAAGATACTCTCTATGATTTTATTAATAAAGAGTTAAGAGTTACATGGGAAGTTAATGTTTGGAATCATATAGAATATTATAGAGGAAATGATTATATTAAGTGGTATTATGCGTTACATGATGACAGTATGATTAATAATTTATTAGAGAATATCAATCCATAGACTAACAAAAAATTTGAAGCCTAAAATGAGAATCATATCAGTATCCAGATAAAATGCTATGTATTTCAAGATGTACAGATGAAACATATGCTCAGCATTTTGGAAATGGACGAAATAAATTCTATCTAGAGTTTAGGTGTAATCGCCCTTGTTCTAATAATGAAAGGTATTGTACTAAGTGTTGTAATAAATCCCCGCTCAATAAGCTTCAACAATCACGTAAATTCAATCATGGGGATATTAATGAGCCTATTCCTGACAGTTCTCATATCTTTGGAGGAAAATGGTATAATGATGGTGCTATAAAGTGGGGTGAGCCACCATCTGAAATTATTGAGTTCGCAATGAAATATAGTAGCGAAGCACGTGAAGGGTTTAGAACTATAGATATACCAATTGAGATAATAACTCCTGTTAAATCAAAAAAACCCAAAGTAGCGGGAGCTGTTAGAAGAAAACCTAAAGTAGCAACAGAACCATCTGCTGCTATAACAGATCATTCAGAACCAAAGAAACAGGTACGAAAAAAGCCAGCCGTAACACCATATAGCACTCTTGTTAATACTACACCTCATCTAGTTCACAAAGAAGTATCACTGCCAACTCATATAGAGTCTAAAATGGAAGAGGTAGATAGTAGTGGATATAGTATTGAATATATTAAATTGACAGTATTTGATGCGAATGGTACATCGTACTTTAGAGATGCTATAAAGAATAAACTATATAAGAAAGTTAAAGATAAAATTGGGGTATATGTTGGTAGATGGAATCCTGATACGGATTCTATTATTACAGATATTCCTGATTCAGATGAAGAGTAATAGCAAAACTTAATAACCAATCTAAATAAAAATATATTGTTTTTTATAGAATGAATAGTAATCAAATGCCTAGATCCCGTTTCTGTTATTCTTATACCCCGCCTGGCCCTATAGATAATTGTTGCTATCAAGCACCTTGTACAACATCGTTAACATATTTATCATCACTTTCAAATATTTCATCTGTAATTTATAATAATGGTCAAACAACTGAGCAGTCTCTTCTACTAGGTGCCCAACAGCAATATTTTAGAGATAATAGTCAATTAATGACAAGTACTGCTGTTCAAAATACAATTATTAATAATTCAGCAATAACAAGTACTATTTATGGTCAACTATATCAAATTAGAACAGTTAGATATGAGCCATACCAGCCTTATATTTATCCAGTTATACCTCCTTCTGTTATAGAGCTACAAATGAATACTGCTAATGCGGGCGTGCCACATTCATTCTTTACTTGTAATGATGGTAAAGGTGTTCAATCAGTAACTACATGAAAAATATAATGTTTTCAGTTATATCAGTTTTACTCAGTTTTTTAGTTTTATTCAGTTATATTAGATTTTTTTTAGATTTATCTTATTAATATGTTATTCATGAGATATTTTACTTGGCCTTGGTTACGATCTTCTTCTTAATAATCGTCTTCTTGGGGGCAGGCGCAGGCTCTACGTCATCACCCTCCTCGTCATCTACAGTTACTGCTGCGGTAACCGCTGAAGGCTTTGGAGGTAGCACAGCTGCTACTACAGAAGGCTTGGGAGGGGCACGGAATGCCGCCGCATCATCCACCTCTTCCTCTGCCTCATCTGCCTCATCTGCTTCCTCTGCTTCCTCAACTGCCGCTGCCGCAGGCCGTGCCTTGAGTCCCTTGAATGCGAAGCCACTAATCTTGCTAGAAGACTTGGGAATGGCAATCTGCTTGGCACGCCAAGTTAGACCATACTTAGAACCAGCGAACCAAATACCCGCACACTCAATAATGGCAGTCATTTGCGCCCCCTTTACAAGTAGATCCTCTACAGGCACATCCTTATGCGCCGTGCCATCATTGTCATAGAACTTGGTCTCAAACTCCTCGCCAAACTTACGAAGCTTCAAACGAATAGTAGGAGGATAGTCAAGTACATTGCCATCCTTATCCTTGCTATACTTCAGAGTCGGCGTGTAGAAAGCCTTGACTACCTCACGTCCAAGGTTATCCTTGAACCAAACCTTGCTATTCTTCACACCCTCATTAATCATGAACTCATCAATAAATGCGATTGCGTCCATAAACTGCTTAACCTCCGTATTTTGATCATGACCGCGGAAAGACAGCCCAACAGAGTACTCAGGAGGGCCAAACTTGTCTGCGATATTTAGTCCAAACGGACTAGACATGTCTGAAGCGGTTTGCATAACAAGTCTCTGACCGTCATAGTTGAAGTATGCCTGCTTTGCGCCACTAGCAAGTATCTTAGGAGCACTAACAGTAATCTTGGCCTTGGAGTTGAAAGTGGAGGGAAGTACGATGTTTTGCGACATTGTTTTTATCGGTCTAACTCATTTTTGCTATATTTTTATCCGTCAAATTTTATTTTAATGTCTACTCTTATTCTAAAAAAAACTTCATAATTTACTTGTATTATAGTACAAATTAGCTAGTTCTACTAAAATATCATTAACTTTTTTTTATTGAAATCCATATTAATTACACAAGTGTATAATATTGACCGATTATTACTATTACATTTTTATAATCAATGTATTAATCATAATTTATAATGGTACATAGTATAAGTG